GGTCGCACCCGCCATTTTAGGTTTTCTCGCTGCTCTTAATTTCGCCATATATTCACGTGCTTCTATACTTCCTTTTTCAAACTTCGGCATTATACTTTAGGTTTAGATAAAATATTACTGGAAGTGCCTTAATTACCCTTTAAATTGAGTGTGAATGCGTGAATGTGAATGGACGATTTTAAATTGATATAGAACGGTTGAATTTTTATTGATAAAAATTTAGGTTTCCTAAATGAATATTTAAACATCATTCACCATTCACCATTCACACTAATAATAACATAATTTCCCGCCTTTGAGTTTGATAAAGTTTTGCTTCAATCCAAATCCAGCGGGTCTTTCCCACTGAGATACACCAGTTTTAGTATTTACATAAAAAGTTTGTCCCGCTTTTCTTGGGTCAGTTGATGTGGAGACGTGTTCCGTCCAATCGGGAGCATCTTTGGCGGTTGCTTTTGGTGATTTATAAGCAGCAGAAATATCTTTTGTGGGAACTTGCCCTATCGCCTTTAAATCAATTGGTGGTGGAGTTGATGGTAATACACCCAAAGGCATCATTTGTGCCGCTGTAAGAGATGCTGTTGGTAATTTAACACCCACTTTCGCCGCCGCTTTATCAATTTCTGCTTTAACCCCCATTAACATCCCCGTTGGAACTCCCGCTGGTGTCCCCGATTTAAGGGCAGCGTCTTCAATTGCTTTTCGTTGTCTTGCTTCCCTCCTTAATTGTTTAGCAATCGCAGCATCTTCCGCCATTTTTTCATCAGCGAGGCGTTGGTCTAACAATTGTTGGCGAATAATGGCGTCTTGCTGGTCTTGTAATCGTTGTCGTTCATCTTCTGCCCGTATTGCTTGAAGGCGTCTTTGTTGTCCCGCTAATAACTGTCCTACATCTAAATTAGCAGCAACAACTGCGAATGGATTATCGCCATATTGGGGAGGTTGTGCTTCTTCGCCCTCATCTTCATTACCAAACAAATTTCCCCACATATTACCATCATCATCCACCACCATTTGATTATCACCCAACACCAAAGCACGTTGTAAATTTTCACGGTCAAAACCACGTTGTGCTCTTGTATTTATTCGTCGGTCATTAAATTCATAAAACAATCGTGCTTGTTCGTTTTGAGCGGCGAGTGCTTGTTGTCGTGGTTCATCCGCTAATGCTCGTGCTTGTTCTTCAATCATCGGGTCGGGCGGTGCTTGAAACGCCAAATTTTCTGCTGCCCCTATATTCTGTGCTGATGAACGAGTAATAGTGCGGATAGGCACGAATAATTCCTTACGCTCCCCTCTTACATTTTTCCAATCTTTCTGTAATGCTTTGCTGGTTTCAAATTTCTTCATCGCTTCTCCATATGTAATATTAAGGCGTTGTGCGACACCCTTAATAAACTCGCTGAATACATTAACATACTTACTCATTATAGTATAGTGCGAGAAAAATAATCTCTAAATATACTATAATGGGGGATTATTCATCACAAGCAAAAACTCTAATAAAAGAAGGGACTGCCTTTATTACATCGGGCAGTAAAATAATTGAAGACAAATTTGAAGGTGCTACTAAAGCATCTCTTAAAGAATGGTATTTAGGTGCGAAGAAAATACGGGATGAAATTAAGCAGTTCCCAGTATTTTCACAACCCGAACAAGAAAACCTTGAAAAATTTGATAGAAAGAAATTGAAACCAGTTTATAATAAAATCGTTGAATATTATAGAGAACAAAACCACGAAAAGTCTGCGAAAAAAGCAGAAATAATTGAACCTATTATCGCAAAAAAAACACCCGCTTATGAAACAGAAGCGATTATAATGGGCGGGGAAGATAGAAATGCTACGGGTCGTCGTCGCCCTCCTCCTAAAAAATCCAAATCCAAAGAACCACCAACTCCGTCTAAACTGTCTGCCGTTAGTGATATATACGAAGTCCGCAAGAAGGCACAAGAATTACTCGGGAATAAGTATGGCGGTGAAGAAGTCCCGCTGGATATTAGCACTCGTAAGGGCAAAAAATATATGCTCCAAGTGCCGAACGGTCGCAAGAAAATACATTTTGGCGACTTATCAAGTGCCGACTATACAAAACACAAAGACGAAAAACGATTACGGGATTTCAAAAAACGTAATGTCAAATGGAAGGACTATGACACATTCACTCCAGCGTGGTTGTCGTATCATCTTCTTTGGTAAAAAAAAGGGATGACCCGTATGGGTTTTACGTTGGTTAATCCCAACCCTCTTAATTATATTATGATATGACTACACTAATATTATACTATACTACGAACTAAACTACGCTAATCTATTTATTATCGCCGTATTTATCCATCCATTTCTTGACCGCTAAATGATTGCTGATTTTACAACCCGCACTTCCGCTTTTGATGAATGCTGGTGGTTTGGCGGGGATATTCTTTTTTGCCCCATCCTTTGGCGGGTTCTTGTGCTTGATGACAACTTTGATGGCGACGGGTTCATTTTTGACAACCCATTCACCCCATTCGTTCGCAACTCGTTCGGCATCCTCCTTCTTGATGGCGTCAATCATCATCTCAATTTCGGTCGGCAATCGGGATGCCTCCGCCTTCATCGTCATCGCAATCGCCGCCTCCATCCCCGCCCGTGCGGATGGGTTTTTGAATAACTCGGGGTCTTGTTCCATAATCGCATCTCTAATATTAACGGGTGATTGTTTTTTTCCAAACGCATCAACACCTCGTTTTACTCCAAATAGCGTCTCTTGGGTGGCGGTCTTTTCTTCGCACTTTAGGCACGTCTGCTTGTTCCGCAACGGTTGTCTCAACCTACAATACATACACTTATGATTAATTTTACAATACATTATATCCCGTGCTTGTTCGTCGGCGAAATGATATACAAATCCCGACACCATAAACCCGCACACCATTAGCGAGATTGGGTCAATTCCTATCATCTCCATTTCATCGGGTTTAGTGGGTTGGATGACTAACTGAAACCATTTTCGTCCGTCTGTGGCGGGATGTTCTCGGTTGTTGAATTCCTTACACTCCGTATGACCCGTCGCAATTGTAAATTGATTTGACGAACCAACAGACGCAATCCACTCATCCAAACTCATCCCGACCAAACGGTTCGTATGACGGCAAAACGTCCAAATATCTTGGTTCGTCCATTTCGCCATTAAACCGTTGTATAATCCAGTCGCCTCCTCTCTACTGATAATACCCGATGACATATTTTTTTTATTGGCGTTGCTGTAAATTGTGTTTGACATTTTAGGTTTAAAACTTATTATTATTTGGGGGAATATACCAACAATCCAGAACAAAAAAATCAAATCAATTTTTTTTTTATTGTATGGAAAAATCATTTCACTAAAAATTTGTAAAGTGTTATATAAAAAATTATTGAAATGGATTGTCTCCCGAGACATTTATGACACTTATACCATAACCGTATTTTGCTTCACTTTTGAAAAGTGAAACCATAACCGTTTTGACTTTTGACTTTAGAGTTTGGGGTTTTAGAGTTTGGGGTTTTACTATGATATATACCATAACCGTATTTTGCTTCACTTTTGAAAAGTGAAACCATAACCGTATTATTAAGTTAATTGTCTCGGGAGACAATCTATAATGTATTACGGTTATGGTATATAAATGTCTCCCGAGACATTACGCTCCCGAGCATTTCTGTATAACAAAAATAAAAATTTTAGTGCTTCAATTTTCTTAGTAGAAAGAAAAAAAATTGAATTGCTTTTTTTGGATAGATGGATTGGTATTATTCCCCACAACAACAACATTAAGTTTAATAAAATGAATACCGAAATCGTAATGAATAATATTGAGAATGAGAAAATTGAAACCGTTGAGGTTGTTAATACCGAAACCGTTGCCCCAGTCAAAGTCAAGAAATACAAAAAAGTTTCGGCGGACGGAACCGTAGTAAGAGGCATTACTGTCTTGGAAGACGGAACCGTAGTTGCCCCCAAGAAGACCAAGAAATCCAAGAAACCGTTGATTTTTGAGGAGGACATCGTGATTGTTCCCGAACCAACAACCGAACCAGTTGTCGTTGCCCCAACCACGTTCGTTATTGCGGACGAAGTGTTTAGCGATGAAGATGGTTGTATGGAGGTTCGTGATGTAGTCGTTCCAACCGAACCAACTGCCCGTAAATGGGTGTGCGGTTTGTGCGACCGTGCGGGTAATTATTGCGACGACGAATGCCGACACTGCCGTAGTGAGTTGTGCCGTTCGTGTTGTAATGAACGTTCGGTTGATTTGGATGATGCCCCCGAAATTGAACCGTGTGGTGTTTGCGGACATTACGAATGTCAGTGCGATATGGAGCGATGGAGACCCGACGAGGTAAGTGCCGTATCCGTATGTGGTGTATGTGTAGGTGATTTAGGTGAAGAAGAACCCGAACCGTTGGTGTGTTCGTGTGGCGAACCGATTGAAGACGGACGGTTTGACGAATGTGAGTTTTGCGACCAACAACGGGCGGACAACGAATATCAAGACCAGCAAGAGGCGGAACAAACCGAACCAACGGACGAAGATGCCGTAAGCGAGACGGAAGAAATGACACACGACGGTTGCCCCGTATGTTATGAACCGACCGAACATTTGACGGTTGATTGCGGACACAAGTTGTGCGTTGATTGTCATAACACGATGACACACGGACACAATTGGAATTGCCCGATTTGCCGACAACGTATGGTGTTGGGTGTGCGATTACCGATGACCGATGCGGAGAAGTTGGCGGATTACGACCGTATGGTTGCCGAAAATCGCCGACTAAAAGCGGAAGTTGCCCGTTTAGAACCACTCGCCCGTAGAAACACACAACGTGCCGAACGTGTTGCCCGTGTTGGCGGACGCAGAACCCGCCGAGCAAATTTGGTGGTGGTGGATGGCGATGAACCCGCAGTTCCAGTTCCAAGACCCGCAAGACAACCCCGAGTTGCCCGTGCTCCCCGAGTTCCAGCAAATCATCCCGAAATCAATTTGGACGAAGAAGACATCGTTGGTGTTGGGGTTAATCCCCGAGAATACAGCGGAGCAGTTGGCGTTCCAAGCACGGTTCAAGTCGTGTTGAATGACGGCGAAGTGTTGGGCGATATTGAGTTCGGGTTGAGACCCCGTTTGAAATGTTGCCGTCAAGGATGCTCCCGAAGAACCCGACGTGTGTGCGATGGATGCCGAAATATCCGTGTGTGCGAGGAACACGGCAAATGTGCGACGTGTATGATTGCCCCACCCCCAAGATGCGAATGCTGTGGCGAATTTGAACCGACCGCAAGAAACCGCCAACACTCCAACCAAGTATGGTGTGATGGATGTAATCAAGGACAAAGACAATGCGAGTGCGGATGCTGGACGGGCGAGGAGGATGGCGTGTGTGGCGATTGCCGTGAAGAATAAATATTAGCGTAGTATAGTTTAGATTAGCGTAGTATAATATAATATATCGTATCATATCATAAAAAATATAAAAATGAAAGGGTTGGGATTAACCAACGTAAAACCCATACGGGTCATCCCTTTTTTTTTGGGGTCTTTGGGTCGTCCCATCCTAATCTCGGGAGAGGGTGTGAATGGTGAATGGTGAATGATGTTTTTAAATCGGTATTAGAAACCAAAATTTTTATCAATAAAAATTCAACCCCACTAAACGGATTTTAAAACGTCATTCACCATTCACACATTCACACTATATAATTAAGGGATAAACACCTTATACGTATTTGACTTCCACTGGGACGGCAGTTGCCTCACGCATTTTGATTTTCATTTCGTCTATGTTGTCATCCAACACATCCACCGACTTTCGCATCAACGGGTCTTTGGATTGAAAAAAGTGCTTCAAAACCCATTCGTTTTTTTTCCAATTTTTGCTCGTATTCAAGTCATCAAACATCTCCATAAATGTATTGGCGTCTGTAATCAAATGCCGACTGCGATGCGGACACTCGTTAATGAAGTGAAGGAACGCTAAACAATAATACCCACAAGCATCACTCATAAGCGATTGAACGTCTTTAGTCGTATGTGCGATACTAATGCCGAATGTATCCCTAACACGTTTCTTAATAATCTCGGGACATCCAATACCAAAACTATCAAAATAAATTGCCTCCCTTGTATCGTTTGGATATACCGCCACTTGAAAGCAAGTCCAATGACTTCCGCCATTTAATGCCCCATCCATATTTACGTCATTTTCCAAATTAATTATATAGGACTTATTCGCTTGTAATTTGGTCGGCAGTTCATTCTTAAAGTCGCAGAACACCAGCGGAACACCCATACGAGATGCGAGTTTTTCTATTTGGTCGCTTGTCAGCATTATATATTTATACAACAAAATAAATATATAAGTTTTACATTATTCCTAAATTAATATAATCCACGTCCAACCATAGACATTAAATGGGGAGGGAGTTGGGTTGAAAAATGGAAATTAGCACTCGCATTCTGTGATTGAAGTGCGGGGGGAAGTGCGTGATTACTGACTGACAATAATGAACCTCCCATTCCATATCCACGCCCAGCATAAAGTCCCGAACCGTATAGACCGTATCCACCCGCTTCAGCACGACGGATTGCGTCCGCTGCGTCTTGCTGGTCTTGAGTTAGTTTCTTGATTTCATTTACGGTTGCCTTTGCTTGTTGGTATTGTTGCTGAATATCCTTTGCTTGTGAGTATAACTGCGGGTTAGTGGTCTTCAAATAATCAGTTCCCATAGAAGTTAGTTTATCTTTAGCGACACCCATTAGGGCATCTTTTCCAAAAGCACTTCCAGCGGATTTTCCACGATAATCACTGGGTTTATCAATATATCCCTTCGCAGCACCCGATAAGGCAGCAACTGCTTCGGGTGGAACGCCGTATTGGGTCGCCATCATACCGAGTGCGTCTAAACCCTCATTCACTAATGGTTGAAATGCCTTTGCGACAGAATGGATTTCCTTAACTGCCTTCTTACCAAGCACCTTCTTCGCAAATCGGTCTGCCTTTTTACCAAAGATAGAACCGCCTTCCACGCTCATATTCGCAGATAATTCTTCGGGGGATAATTGAATGATTGCCCCTTTATTGGTTGAAAATGATTTGGTGATGTGATTATATTTAGATGGGTGGATGATTAGATTTACACCCTCCCCCTTCATAATGCGAACACGATGACCGTTTCTTAATCTTGACATTTGCTTTGGTGAAGCACTAATCTTGACTGCCCTAAAACTATCCATTATATTTTAAGATGAGATAAAAAATAATGGGATTTGATGAATTATTAGATAAAGCACTATTCCTAAATTTAAACCCTTGCTCCCGTAAGGATGTCAATACTTACTTCCACGCCATACTCAATAAAGCAATACAAATCAATCGCCTTCAAAGATGAATTGAGACCGATAATGCTGACCGATTTAGGGACACTCTCTTCCACGGGCAACATACGGGAACAATTGACGTAGTAATAACAATACTTGCTCTCAAAGTCCAACTTACCAATTAGAGATGAAGTCAAACCATCGGTCATATCCGCATTCACGCTATTACAACCTTGGAGTTGATTGAGGAACTGTTCGTATGAAAAACGCTGTGTGTTGTATATCATATTTTGACCCGCAACTACGACGTTAAAGTTCGTAAGCAAGGCAAGAGGACTGGTAGTTCCACCACCGCAACAATCGTAAGGAGACTGAATAGGCAACATCCCACCATTTGCGGTGCTTGTGAAAAATGGAAGAATTAATACTGACTTGATATTAGCAATTCCGTTCGTAAGTAAGTTATTAAAAGTCGTTCCCGAACCAACGTTCAGCACTTGATATTGGTAAATATCGGTATAGACCACTTTTTTCACGGGAGATGACAAATAAGCACTCTCATACACGGGGTTAAAAGTGTAAGCGGGGACGTATAACTGAATTGAGTTAGTAAATACGTTAGTGCCGAGTGCCGCTTGGGCGGACACTGGGGGACGACCAACACCGATGGAGGCAACAATAGCACCAGCAACGTCGTAATCAGTCGCAGCACGACCTCCCGCCCCAGTAGTAGAAGCAGCAATCATCACTGGAGCAACACCACCAAGAGGACTGTTAATAGTGGTTATAACAGAGGCAAAATCATCACCACCGCCACCAGCAACCGTAAGGGTTGTAGTAGTTTGGTTCAAATTGAGGGTCATTTTCATAAAAACACCCTTTAACAGAGGCACGTTTTGGAAGAAATTATGAATATGTTTGAGGTGAATAGTCGCCATAATAGACCACTGGACGATGTTAGCAGTTTTAAGGGAGATGTAATTTTTGTATTGGGATGTAAGACGGGCAGCATCCAACAACGTTCCAAAGGCAGCGACACCGACAGCATCGGCAGCAGCACCTACTATATCCACACCAGCAGTAATTGCCTCTTCATCAAATGAGATGTATTCTTGGCGTTTCTGTAATCCAACGTTTCCGTATCTAAAACCCATAAACTGAGCATTCACTATTTCACTTCTTAAGAAATTAACGTTATTACAAGTTCCCACACCAAGCACACTATTACCCGTAGCAGTGCCGTTTGCCCCAGGAACAAAACCCCAAGACAAAGCGTCATCGGGATAAAACCCCATACTTGCTCCATTCGTAATCACGTCTTGAAATGATAGGGTAGTAATCAACTTAAAGGTGTTATACAACCCAACAAATGGAGTTTGCTGAACTATAGTCGTCCCGTTGTAGTCCAGTGTGAAGGAGTGAATAATTGAACCGAACCAATTTTTCAACCCAACAAACATATCAGCACTTGTGGCGGAAGTTTGGGGGGCAACAAGGGTCGCACCCACTAAATCACTGACAGACAAAATCAACGGAACTGCTAAATACGCTTCACGATAATTCATATACTTATTGGAGTTCGCCAACTGCGAAGTATCCACGACACTTTGGTTGCCGTTATAGTTGCCGTTCTGGTTGTCAAGAATATTTAACCAGTCCTTCTTCACGAAAATTTGTGGGGTTCCTTCGGTCATAGAAGACATATCAAACACTAAAGTATCACCGCTCATTTATATAATGGATTGAGATAAAAAAATCCATTAAATACTATTTATTATTCGTTTTTCCTAAAAGTGGATTACATATTGAATTGGATATTTTTGGGTTTCCTTAATTTGATTTCGGGTTTCACCACTAAACGGGAGAGTTTATCCTCAATTGCCCCTCCTAAACCTAAACCAAACGATTTTTTAGCGATGGCGGGGCGATGCGAAAAACCCCGTCCCCCAGTTGTTGCTAAATAATCCTCCATAGAATAATAGGAAGACCCACCGCCCGACCCGCCTTTATCTAATAGTAATGAACCCATACCAGTCCCGCATCCTCTATTTGTAATTACACGTCCTCCCGCCATCGTGTGTGGTCTAAATAACATTCGTCGTGTCGGCATTATATATACACATAAGATTAAAAATTGTCGCTCTTTTTCTTTTTAATGTTTCTTAATCTAATCACCGCCATCATTATCGTATTAATCTGTGTAAGTTGTTTGTGTATATCCTTCTCCTCGCCCTCATCTTTCCCCGTCTTAATATCGCCCATTAGTCGCATTTGTTCCTTGCTAAAGTCCTCCCATATTTTGTTGAGGTGTTGTTCCGTGATGTCGCAATTCATTTATATATTACCTAAACAAAATAAATTAATCGTTAAAAACGCCGACCGAACCCTTGACCGCCAATATTTCCGTTGGAGTTGCTCCCCGCCTCCATATTTTGGCGAGTGTTTTGAGTAGCACCTCTATCCGCAAGGAAGTCATCCGCATCCTTAATCAATAATATCAGCGTCATATTTGGGTCTCTAATGTAAATTTGTCCGCCCGTGTTAGTAAGAAACTGTAATCGCAACTGATTATAAGTCCCACTTAACATTTTGTTAAAGTTGAATTCAGCGGGTTTTTCAATAATCAAAGCACCAAAATTGACTGCGGGAGCAATTGAATATATGATGGATGATGGATTGGAATACTTATTATCAATTCCCGATACACTTATTAAAAGATTGCTATTGGGTTGAACTTGGGGAGCAGTGCTTGACAAATAGGAAAGGGTCGTTCCAACACCCGAATTTTGTGCGGTTGCGAACCCAGCAACATATCCAACTATTTCGTTAAAGAAAGCGGGGTAAGTTATTACTGGATTGAATGTTATTGCGGGTAATACAAGACCAGCGGGGTTTGTGAAACCCGCTGGTAAGACAGTTGGAACTGCGAATGTATTGGTTTGAACTGCGTAGCGAGTTGGGTTTAATATCAATTCAGCGTAATATACGTTCTGTCCCGCAGCATTTACGAGGTAATGCCCGTTCGCAATCATTACAAACTGTAAGTATTCGTTGATTTGTGCGAGTTCGTATAGACCATCGGGTATTAAAACTTGATATGTGATGGGGGGATTAGCAGCAGTAATCCAGTTGTAAGTAAATATGTTGTTGCCGTATGTTGCGTTAATGTTGTCCCAAGAGTAATACATATACACGTTAGATACTGCGAGATAAGCACCAGTTAAATCAACTGAATTGGGGAAGTTATATATAAGTGTATTGTTAAACCCGTTTTGAATAACGTTAGACTGATTGAATACTATGGTTCTCATTTATATATAACTTGGATAAAATAATTTCGCTAAACTATCTTTTAATTGAAAGGCGACTGGATGCCTTAATGGATTGAATTACTGGGGGCAGATATGTTCGCACGTTGCTTCCACCAAACCTAAACGGGACAGTAATATATTTATCTACGGGCAACCTATCGGTTATAACTCTTGGATTAAATCCTTGATACACTAAACCTCCATCAACATCTTTCACGGGCATTATATAATTAAGGTTGAGATAATAATTTGGGAAACTAATTTAAAGACCGTCGCCGACCGTGTGCTTCGTGGGTTTTTACCTCAAAGGCATCCCACCTTTATACGAAATTCTGTGAATGGACTATGGATATGTGAATGTCCCTTCACGTCCCTTCACACCTCCATTCACCACACCATACTTTGCTTTTTACATATTTACATTATTATTTAACACCATATATCATCACATCATTCACATCCATAATATCGTAATAAACCAATTATTAAGGATGTGAATGCGTGAATGGACTTTTGCGTTTTTATTATACTACAACTTGAATTTTTTTTTATAAAAATTCACCTTTACTAAATGGACTTTAAACCCTCCATTCACATACACACATTCACACTCCCGTAATATTGGATTATCACCTCAAACACTTTAAGTTGCCTTAAATGTTATTAGTTCAAACACACTTAAAAACATCTCGCCATTATATATAAGATGAGTGTATTAAATAGAACCCCCAAAGTGAAGAAGACTGCCGACTTGTCGCAGTATTATAAAGATTATAGAGAGACACATTTAGGACATATCCGCAACTTGGATAAAGTCAAATATTACAAAAAGAAAGGATTGACAGATGACGACCTTTCAAGATACGGCGAGTTTGCTGGAGAAATGTTTAAACTCAAAAATCTAATCATATCTTTAAGAGACAGAGAACCCATATTACTTGCCGAAATAATAACCCTCGTTGAAACTCTAAAACCCAACACAGACACAGACGACCAATCGTCTCCCGAGATATTAGATGATATGAATTTTTCGTGAATGCGTGAATGCGTGTATATAAAATTTTTAGTGAATTGAATTTTATATACAAAAAAAAAAAAATTGAATTAAAAAGTATTGAAATATATTTAGGTAATTATCCCATAAAACATTTAGGTTTAAAACATATTAAAAACAACACATATTATATATATAAGAATGACAATCACCAACATTTGGAAATTAGCAAACCCGATGCCCCAATATTCCGCATTCAAGGGCAAACCATTTGAAGAACAATTGGATTTAGTCCTAATGAAAATGATTAGGGATGACCCGAGATGTTTAGACGAATGGAAGGAAACATTAGAGAAAATTATTGACCGCACAGACCCCCGCACCAACAAGCAGTATATAAAACACAAACAACCATACGGAATTGGAAGACACTATGCCGATGACAACGTCAGTATTATCAATTTGAAACGGGAAATCAAACATTCGTTAATGGAGTATTTGGGATGGATGGATTTGGATATGGTTAAAGCACATCCAAGTATCATTTGTGAGTTGGGACGTAAAAACGATGTGGAGTTTCAACACATTCGTAATTATTTGAATGACCCCAACCATTATAATCAAATGTTAATCCAGTATTATTCGGGCGACCCCGAGAACCCAGTTAATGATGATGACATCAAGGAATTAATCCGTAGTGCGGGTTATGGCGGTGGATTTAAGAGTTGGCGTGATGGATTAGGGAAGGATTTATTACACCAAAACAAACACCCATTCATCGCCGATTTTATTAGCGATTGTCGCCGAGCAATTGATTTGGTTTATTTGTATAATCCCGAATTGGCGGAGAAGGTCAAGGAGGGGGAACAAAACGTTTATAAAATCAAGTCCCGCACGATGTCGTATTTTTGTGGAGCGATTGAAAACGACGCATTACATATCGCATACAAGTTCCTAATCAAAAAGGATTTGTTGCGTGAGCGAACGGGGGCGTTGGAATATGATGGGTTGTGTTTCAAACCATTAAAAGCATTCAATATCCCCGCCATCACAACCGAGTTGAACGACCTAATCCGCAGTAAGTTAGGGTTGGAATTAAAGTTCAAAATCAAGGGTTATGACCGTGTAATGTTTGCGGATTTGATTGAAGCACGACGTGCGATTGTGGAGGCAGAACCCGTTGGAGTTATGACGGTGAGTGATGCCGAAGCAGTTGGTGGCGAACCCGATGATTTGCGTTTAGCACGGAATTACCCGATGTTTAAGTTAATGTTTGAAAAAACACACGCCAAAATCATCAATAAAACCGTATTCATAAAAGCGGTGCGTGATATTGATGAAACATTTAAGGAGTTCATTATGTTTGACGAACAAAAGTTGAAGGCATCATATCGGCATTTGAGTTATATGAAAATGACAAAAATGGGCGAACAATTGGCGTTTTATATTGAGGATTGGTTGGAAGACCCGATGATGCGGTTATACGAGGATATTGATTGTATCCCACCACCGCTAAAATGTCCGTCATCCATATTCAATTTATGGTCGCCATTCCGTGCCGAGCAATTACGATGCCCCGATATGATTATTGGCGAGGAGGATGACGACGAGGAACAAGAACGCAAACAAGTCATAATTGATGATGCGATGTTTAAAGTCGGTTATATCCAAAATCATATCAAAGTGTTATTGAATAACGATGCCGTCGTGTTTGATTATTTTATGATGTGGTTGGGTCAAATGATGAAATACCCAGCAATCAAAACCATCGCCCCGTGCCTAATATCATTTCAAGGGTCGGGCAAAGGCACAATCATAAAATATATGATGAGGATGATGGGACATACAAAAGTGTTGGAAACCAGCGAACCCGAAAAAGTCGTTTGGGGTCATTTCAACGAGTTAATGATGAATTGTTATTTCGTATCATTAAATGAAATGGAGAAACGAGCACAAGAACAAGCGGACGGACGCATTAAGGCATTAATTACGGATGGTGAATTGGTAATCAATCCAAAAGGCAAGGGTCATATCAAAACCAAGTCATACCATCGGTTTATGTATTCCAGTAATAACGAAGTCCCAGTTCAAACGGAGGAAGGCGACCGTCGTAATTTGATTATCCGTTGTAGCGACGAATGGAAAATCCGCCCCCATTCACCAACATTTGACCGAAATGTAAAACATTTTGTGGATTTGAATGCGTGGTTGGAGGATGATAATGTGATATGGTTATTATACAAATGTTTAACAAGTATCCCCAATTTGGATAAGTTCCACAAATTACCATTACCCATCACGGAGTATCAAGCAATCATTCAAGATGCGAACAAAAAACCCATAGAGCGTTGGTTGAAGGAATGGGTCGGCATCAATTATCACGAGGGCGAATTGGTTGATGGCGTCAAACACATCAAAATACAATCCAAACGGTTATTGGATGAGTTCAAACAATTTAAAGAAGCAAACAGCATCAAATGGGAGACCAACACGGCGAAGTTAATTAGAGACATCCAGTTATTACAGATGCCCCAAGGCACAATCACGACATACAAGCAAGGCGAACCCGACATCCACAAATTACACACCCGAACGGGCAACCTAATAATGTTGAATATGGATAAGTTGAAACAACATTTCGGGATGTTGAATATGGAATTCCACGATACATTAGGATTTGGCGAACAAGCGGACGACGAATTGGACGAGGATAATGATATGTAAGTATCGTAGTATAGTTTATTTAGCATAGTATAAAAAATTGGGGGTTGGGATTAACCAGCGTAAAATCCATATAATTAAGGATAATCCCCCATTTTTTTTGTTTAATAAGGGGATGAAAAAATAATTAGTGTTAATTAATTATTTTTTGTCTATGTATATATTATAATGAGTATTAGGAAACCGTCGGCAGCAGAATTTAGACAACAGTATTTAGCAAACTTATCACTGGAGACATCCAACAACCAAAAGAACGCTGGGGCGAACCAGTTATTCAAACAGACGGGACAAATCGCACAACCCACAGACAATCGCAGTATTACTGATAAACTCGCAGATATAGAAGGGTTGAAGGTGTCATTACGAAGTGAATTATCAAGATTGACTGATGGAGCAGAAATATCAAGTATCTTAACACAAATGTCCCCCGATGACATTAGATTTGCTTACGAACAATTCACGGGTATTGAAAAGGGATTGAGTGGGCGATTTAAAACTGGTGTCCCCGCAGAGGCATTCCTTAACTTTTTGGAGCGATACAAAGAAAACTTCTTACAAACGGGCGGTGTTGAGGCAACCGTCGCAGAACAACTTGAACCGCTTACGTCAGCAGTATTAAGTAAAAATCTCGGTCGTAATCGTCAAGCAGCACAAGGGGCAAATCAAGATTACGTATCTACCTTACAAGGCACACCTATTCCACCAAACTTTGATGGAATACCACAATCAGTTATACGTAAATTGATGGCGGATATAAAGAAAGAATTATACCGTCAATTAATAGAAGAACCAAATTTAGACCAAAACCAATTAGATAAAAGACGTGCCTTATGGGACAGATTAGGAAACGGACAACGCCCAGTCGCCCAAGGTGGAACTGGTGGAACAAAGGCAACTGATTATATTGCTTGGATTGCTGCGAACCCCCAACAGTGGGGCGACTTACGTGAAATTATGGGTCAAACTGCGGGTGCGGGTATTAGCGGTTGCGGTCTTGTTAAAAAACCTCGCCCATTTAATCTTCAAGGTGTCGCCAAAGCGGAATTTATCCCATTCGGTCGCTATAAAATGGATGTCAATAAATTAGTGGATGACATATTCAGTATCAAGAAACCGTGTGGTGCGAATGTCCCCGACCTTCCAACTCACCGTATGACAAAACGAGTATCCAACAGTATCAAACAAATCGTGGGCGGGTCAATCCCATCATATGATGACATTTTGGAAATGAATGATGATGAACGTGGGTTTCTTCATAATCTCGCCCGTAAATCCCGCATCAACGACCGTGTCAAAATCCCCGCCCCTAATAAAGACGCTCAACAGAAGGAGATGGATAGATTTGACATCTTGAAGGGACAAATACTCGCTGGTAATGATAATAAGGAACTTGTAAAAGAATTCAAATTGAAGATGTTAAAGTTGTGTAAGGATGGTCGCATTCCTCGCCGTGAAGTGAATGAGATAATGTATGACTTGATGTCCGTTGGTCTTTGAGGTGTTTATTCTTAATTATATGGGTGTGAATGCGTGAATGGTGAATGATGTTTTAAAATCCGTTTAGTAAGGGTAATTTTTTATTGATAAAAATTTAGGTTTCTAATATCAATAAAAAATGGTTCATTCACATTCACGCATTCACACATCGGGTGCGACGTCCATTATTTCTGTAAGACCCTTACGAAACCGTTTAGGGGGTTCTTCGTCCAAATCAATAATCAACGGTTGGAATTTTTCTGCGGTTGCTTCCGTATATAACCGTAATAGTTCTTCCTTTGACACGCCAAGTCCAAATTCACTTAATATCATTTTGACTTCCCTATTACCGCTCAATTTGAGGATACACATATAATTACAGTTGGAACGAATAATCTTTGGGATACGATAGTATGACTGCGATAAATAAATGACCGAACAGTTCAACTTTCTCGCACGAATATAATAATTTTCAATACGGGACTGGTCTTTAGCAAGGACGAGGTCGTCAAAAATGACAAGATGGTTTATTTCTTTATCCATCTTATCAAGGGAGGGGATGCTCTCCATACCTTCTTTAATATTGATTTGGTCGCATTTAAGTATTAACCACCGATACAAAGGTTCATCTTTATTTCGTGTAATTATATCCACAGAGGCGAATGAACCACGCCCTCTGCTAAATATAGAGATAAGATTTAAAACAAAGTTCGTTTTTCCCGACCCCGAAGGAGCAACCACGCACATCCTAAATGGAAGTTTAAGGCGGTGTAAATCAAAGTTAGGGTTGTCGGCATTATCAAGTAAATCCTTTGGGATTTTTTCATACATATTTTCAATCTTCAAGGGTTTAGCATCTTCATCAACTGGTTCTTTCTTCTTCTTTGGAGGCATTATATAATTAAGCAAAGAAATAAAATTATTGTTATTTACTCTAAAATAATATGTTGTGTAAATATATAATGGCGACGTATCCCCCTCCAACCGAGATTTTACCTATTTTTACTCCAAATGTATTTCAATCTGCCGATACGGAAGGTCTAACTCAATCAAAAGCGGATTTATTATACTTAAAATTCCCTAACGCTCAAGGGACAGAAAATTTAGTTGCTACAAATATTAGCGGGGCGTTAAATGTAATTGGGACAGCAAGTTTTACAAATGCCGCTCCACCCACATCAACCGCTACTCAACCCGCATCAAATGACAGCACTACAAAAATTCCTACTACTGCTTGGGTTCAAACAGCAGTTGGTGCTGGGTCAAATATACTCCCATTAAACAACGTTTTTACTGGAACAAATGAGTTTCAATCAACCGTTCAATTTGATAGTGCTTTAATAGTGTCTAATGGAAATCAAAACACATCACTCGGTAATGGGTTTCTTCCATTAGCATCGGGACAAGGAACACAGAATGTATTTGTCGGCGTTGGTGCGGGTCTGTCTGCTCTTTGTGGTGGCGGTAATACAGTATGTGGTTATTTCGCAGCAAGTCAAGGTATGAACGCCACCGCATCGTATAATACTTTATACGGAGAACGAGCGGGACAATATCTAACAAGCGGTGTTGGTAATACTTGTATTGGTGCTACGAATTGTAATAATAATACATCGGGTAATTCTAACATTTGTTTAGGGTATGGGGCGATGGCGGGTGAAAGTTCGGGTTCTTTAAGCAACAATATCGTTATTGGAAATGGTGTTCAGTCGGGAGCAAGTAATCGTATTATTTTAGGTGATGGAACACAAACCAGTATGGATTTACAAGTAATACCTACGGCACTTGGTGGAGGAGTAATAAGAATGAATAACAACCTTTCTATGAATAATACAACCGCTATAGCGAATAGACAAATCAGCAGTTCCTATTACAACTTCTACGCAACCAATAATGTCGCATCTCTTACATACTCGGGCAGATTTTACGGAAATCTTAATTCAATTGTGTATGATTGTCCCGATATTAATGCGGTTGGGTCATCATCACACGTATTTTACAACTATAACAACGCATCCGTATTGAACTCTTTAACAATATCCAATACGGGAATAACAAACAATACAACACAACCCGCATCAAATGATAGTTCAACAATAGTTCCTACTACGGCGTGGGTTCAAAGTGCGATTTCTGCTGGAAGTGGAGCAACAACAACAACCCTTAAATACACGTCAAATACTACATTTAACACCCCTACTGGTTGTCGGTTTATTGATATTCAAGTAATAGGTGCTGGAGGCAGTCAAGGAGTTAGTGATGTCGGTCCGCCTGTGTTTTACGGTGGTGCTGGGAGTGGTGGTAATATGGCGAGTATTACTGGGTTTGCTATTACAGCAAATACACCTATAACAATAACATTTGTTGCGGGGGATACAACGGGATACGTTGAAATATCATATACTGGTGCGAGTGTATTAACAAACATCGCCAAAGTTTTTAATGGTAATGGAGGACAAGCGGGTTCTATAGGAAGTCCAGCGGCGGGGGCAACTTCAAACTCCACCGCATCAATAATTAACTCTCGTAGTGCTTCTGCTTACGTGTATGCTGGAACAGCGGGTCTTGGTTCAACCCTAACGGGTGGTGGGTCTTCCGTTCCCCCAGCAACCGCTGGAACTGGAACAAGTTGCCCCAACGGTGTTTTCACTTACAGTAATGGTGTATTTGGTTGTGGTGGAACGGGAAATATAAATAAAGGAGGAGGATTAGTGGTAATAACATATCATTTGGGAGTTTAGGAGATATTTTTTTTTTATAGAGTGTATATATATAATGCCGACTACTTTTATACTGCCCGATTATACAATTGGTAATTCTGCCGATTGTCAAACTCAATCAATAGGAGTTTTACAAGGATTAGACCAAGCACTCCAATCATTACAACCAGCACCAAATGCGACAACAGTTAAGTTCAACAATACGGTAAGATGCGACGCTGGTGGTTCAACAAGAACTGATATGTCTAATACAATCATTACTCAAACTGAAACCGCCGTAGGAACAATTCCTTATATGCCGACATTTATTCTCCCAGCAGTAAGCAATCAAACAATTCAAATTCCGCCATTTACTGCTAATCCACATCAAATTATTTGTCAATCCGCACCAGTCCCAACAATAGATACATTAGAGGTTCAACCTTGGACTTTGCCCTCTGGTGAAACTATCAACACTTTTTCAAGTGATAGTGGAAGTATTTTTATTGGTTGCGAAAGTGGTAATGTTTATTATTTTAATAATGCTGGTGGAACTTGGGACTTACAAGCAACATTTGATGATGCGGTAAGGTGTATTTATTACGAAGCAAATGGTAGTAGGTTGTATATTGGTGGTAAATTTAACAGTATGCTTACACCCGCTCCAATAGGCAGTCTAAATAAGGTATGTTATATTGGTTCGGGTCTTCCAAGTCTTGCGAATGTTTCAGTAGATATTTGGGCGAATTACTCCGTAAATGGATTTGACGATGCGGTTAATGCTATTGTTGGTAATAATGATATGCTTTATTTTGGTGGTAGGTTTCAAAATAACTCCAATAGTAGTTTGAATTGTAAATATATTGCTGCTTACGATTGGGCGACCACGGGGAACTTGTATGCTCTTGATAATGTAAGCGGGTGTGGTTTTGACAGTCAAGTATGGAGTTTAGCAATTGATACAAATACTTATCTTTGCGTTGCTGGTGATTTTCAAAATGTTATTGAAAGCACGGGGACATTTCCCGCTAATTATTGCTGTCAATTAACGATTAGTGGAACAACTTTTACTGTCGTTCAATTGGATTTTTTATACGGCATTCCTACTGCTTTAACCAATCCTATATCTAAAACGGAAGCAGTCCAAACTAACACTTCCACCGACTTTTACATATCAACTAACGACAGCAATATTGCGGGGAACGGACTAAACTATTTTATTGGGACTGGATTTGGTAATAGTTTTCCAACAACATTTCAAATTGGGAATAATTCCGCAGTAGTTCAGCAACAATTTACATATCAACCGACGCAAAGTGGTAATTTTTCTATTGGGACAAATGATGTCTATTTAGTAAATAATACAATAATAGCAACTCTTACATTTTCAAATGCTTACGTGTATTGGAATTATCATTACGCCCGAGCAGAGTTTTATGACCCAGCAACTGGGTCAATATACGCATTTACTGGTGATTTAACTAATACTTTTACATTACAAGGAGGCAGAACAATAGAGAACTCTGGGACTACATATACTGGTGGTATTACGTTAGGACAAAGTGGAACTGGATATGGTTTTGGGGAGGTTTTAGTTTGGAATGGAACTTATTATTCGCCAACTTGGATATTAGGAGGAACACCGTTTTAGGTGTGAATGCGTGAATGTGAATGGACGTTTTTAAATCGGTATAGAAAACCAAAATTTTTATTAACAAAAATTCATCCCCACTAAACGAATATTTAAACGTCATTCACCATTCACCATTCACACAATCCCAAAAATTAAAATATTATAGGAATATATAATATGTTAAGTGAGACATTTTGGGTCGCATTTATCTCCACCGCATCGGCGATGATAATTAAATTAGCGTCTCTCTGCTTCAAAAGCAAATGTAAAGAATGTATCGTATGTGGGGGTCGTATTAGGATACTACGAGATATTGATGCCGAAACGAAGGAAAACGAATTTGAATTAACACATCCGCCATCACCATCTAAACCCGATGAGGCGACTAATTCTTAACGTATGTATCCAACATCGCCGAAGAAGACCCCATATCACTCATCACCTTATCCACCTCCTTCTTCTTCGCAATTGTATCGCCGAATTTCTCCGTAAGAACGGAATGACGCAATCCATTCACGCCCACCTTCTTACCGTCAAATATTTTATTGAGGCGTTGGTTCAACTTTACGTTGGTTAGGGGCGACATATTCTTATCAAAGAGCAACATATCGGTTGGATTAACGGACATCCATTTCGCTAAAATGTTTTTCAATTTGATAGGAAGGGGCAGACGTTGCTGACCGTATGTCTTCTTGGTTTTGTAAGAATTGAATACGAGTTCCTTACCATCAATATAGTTGTCTTCATCTTTGTTAATGTTTTTGATTTTGAAATCGCAGTAATCTTTGGAACGTCTTACGGGGATATATTCCCCGCCCAATAATGCTAAAATGATGTATCCTTGTATGGACTGTAAATCAGCGGGTGTAAGGTGTGCTTTCTTGTATAACATATCTGCTTGTTTTTTGAGGTCATCAAATACAAGTTTAATGTCTGCTCCTTCCACCCAGTTTTCCTTTTGAGTGTCGCTCTTTTCTTGAAGTGATATTTCCTTATTGTAATCACGCACATCGCTCAACATTTGGTCTCTATATTCTTTATTGTCTGTAATAATAACAAGGGCGGATAGGATGGTCTTACGACGGTTAGGGGGCATTTCTTCTAAATGATTTAGGACATTAGAAGTTTCGCCAAATCGGTCAAAATCAATATCGCCATCACCCCATATCTGTTTATACAAAGACCGCAAGATAGAAGCATAAGTGGTGATGGAGGACGCACTGAGTGTTGGACGTTTTGACTTAATGTATTCCTTAATGTTCGTCATATATAATTAAGGAAGATTAAAAATATTTTTATATAAACTAATTATATAGAAATGATGAGAGCACCCCGAAGAATGTTTGCTGACAACCTCGTATTGGAATTTAAGGAGCGAGAAGAACCTTTGAGTTCCCGCAGAACAATCCAAGTGTTTTCTACGGCGGATGAAGATAGGTTCAAGGTCATTAATAGTTTGACTGCGAAGAATGGAATGTTGGATGCGACATATGTGCCTTACAGTCAATTAAAAAATGTGTGGGTGGATGCGGTGGTGAATGGGTTTATCATTCAAAAGAACGACGTATTTGAGGGTGGGATTGCGGAGGTGTTGAAATTGTGTGCCGATGAAACTGCTTTAAAGGGACATAATGGCGGTCATCCATCCCATTTTACGGCGGAATAAATCCACCTTTCCAAAGGTGGAGGCAAAGGTTTTGTTCCACTTTTCTTAAAAGTGGGGTATTTAGGAAGTAATTTTTTCTCACGATATGATATAAAATGCCGAGTATGTGGGTTGAATGGATACGAAAGTTTGCTGCTGACAATAATACGACTTATGGATGTGCCTTATCTAATCCAAAGTGTTCTGCGACTTATAGACGATGGAAACAGAAGGAAGGTATTAAATTAACGAAAAAGGATACTGCGAAGATTGAGGAGGAAGAAATGGAACAGATGGGCGGTGAAGATGTGAATATTAAGAAACCAACTGGACTGTCAAAGAAACAATTAGCGAAACAGATATACAATAAACGCTTTCGGGATAAAC